GGTGTACTGACCCTCTGCGGGCTTGTCCTTCTCATACCCCGCCTCTTGCTGGACTCTCTGCATCGGCGAGGTGAGAGCGTCAAACGTCTTCCGTCTGACCTCGTTGAAATTGGATACGTTGGGGTCGACCCGGACCAACTGCCGCATCACGTGAGGCTGAACCTGGTACGCCGCAATCAGTTTCCGGTCAATGACATCGCCCAACAGATACGGGAAGTCGCTTGTGGTCGAAGCTTCTTCAAGCTTGTACGCCCACGCCCTTTTGCTCCATCCCTTGTGGTTCTCAAGCAGGCCAATCGCCGCCGCCATCCGTTTCGGCCAATCGTTTGGCCGACGACCGCGAATGCAACTGAAGCCTGCCCAGTCTTCTGCGTTCTCCATGATTTCCAGGAGTTCACGCTGCTCGAATCCGAACATTTGGGGTATCCTCCATTCCGTTCGCGGTTAGACGAATGTGCAGGTCGCGGCGACCGTTGCCCATTCGGTTCCTGTCCAGATGAACAGACCGTATTCGTCCACTGCGTCAAACGTGGCGACTTCGGGGTCAGTAGTCTCATGCAACGTGACGGAGACGGTCGAAGATGCCGACGCCTCAATCATCACAATCAACTTCATCTGACCAATCACCGTACCAGACCCGAGGCTGCCTGTGATGGCCCCCCCGGTCGAATCCAACGTGCTGACACCGATAGGCGTCAACGCGCCGGTTGCGGTTATCGCTTCCTCGTAGTCGGTCAAGCCTCGCATGACCACGTCCACAGTGCCACCAAGCAGCACAGTGATATTGGTCGCCGTCGCAGAGGCGGTTGCCGTATTCAACGCATGTCCAAAGAACTTGCCGGTCTCAATCTTCGACAGGATGCCAGCCGAGCTGATGAAGAGTTTATCTCCAACCGCCACGGCCTTTGTCCCGAGACTGTCAGACGCGACCACGGGCAGCGAAAAGATACCGGCCACCTTCATCGAAACGAAGTCGGTCGCGGCAGCCGCGCTCTCCTTGGCCACACCAACGATGTCCCCCACGTAACAGGGGTCGTTGACATCGACAAAGCCATCGGCATGCGTTGGATGTGTAATCGAGGACTCCACAAAAGTCAGCACGTCCGGGTTGCCGTAGCTGTCCCCGACCGCCGCCCCTGCGGTGTATGCGTCTTCAGAATACGCCATCGTATTGGTTCCTTCTTAGGTTGTCCCACTCACAACTTCCGCGCCGGCGTCTTATCCGACCGCCAGGGTTGCCTTCTGTTTGGCCTCTTCGAGCGAAATGCCGGGGTGTTGCATCTGGTAGGATTTCGTCATGGCTTCCATGAGTTCGTCCGTCCCTTCGGGTTCCCCGTCGTCGCCCTCTCCGTCGCCAGACGGCCCGAGCCCGCGCACGCTCCCGGCCTCTTGCAGAGACGCCAGGTACGTCCTCTCGCACTCGATGGCCTTGGTGACTAGGGCGGCGTCAAAGGTTGCCGACTCGTTGAACTGACCTACGATACGCGCTTTCACAACGTCGGGCAGTTTGCTCTCGGTGAGCATGGCCCCGACCTGCTTCTGCGTTTCCGCAATCCCAGCCGTCTTGTCGGCTTCCTCGACACGCGCCTTGAACGCATCCCGGTCCTCGGTGACTTTCCCCAACTCGACCGCATGGTCTCGTTGCGCCGATTCCAAAGTCAGGATGCGCTCCGTCGCTTCCCTCAGTTGTTTGGTGAGGGATTCGATTTGCGCTTCGTTCATGGTATCCTCTCCATGGTTGGGCCGTACCCGGATATCCAGGTCGGGCCTTGCCTCTCGTAACGTGTCGAGGTCAAGCGTTCCCAGGTTGGATGCTGCTGACTCGAAAGCCAACACCATTCCCTGCGCTCCAGCTTCGGTCACGAAGTCGACGGATAGCACTTTCTCGAATGCCTCGACAACCGTGGTCATCACGCCTTCAACCTTCTGCCGAACACCCTTTCCGAAAGCTCGCAGGGACACCCCGAGTTCTTGCAGGAACCCCGCTTCCTTCAGGCCCGTCAGTTTGGTTCGTAGCCGTTCATCCACGATGTGAGCGTCTCCAATCAGCGCCCTGTCGTCTTCGCGCACACGGACATTCTTAAGAATCGCCGCCCATCGGTCTATTGAACCGACCGGACGTTCACGGCTCTCGCGTTCCGTGTCATGGTCCCGATACATTTTTGCGCCCTCGAATAGATGTGCGTATTCTTTGAGCATTTCCGCTGGGTAGTACCGAGACTGGTCTGAGTTGAAGCCGGGTTTGACAATGACTACCGTCGCCACACGGCCCTTCGTTTCGCCGACCTCTGGCATGTTTTCCAAAGGCGCGAATTCGACCAGGGAGATGTGCTCCTTGGCCTGTATCTTGTGCCATGCCGATGCGATTTTCTCGTTGACCGCGAGGCGGTCAGGCTCAGGAATGTCCGTCAAAGAACGGCTCATTGCTTTGACCACGAGACTCTCATTCAGACCCGTGTCTGACTCCCAAAGCCGAATCCGCCATGTGGACGGGTCGCGCTTGTCTGGAGCATAAGCATAGGCTGGGGCCGGGTAGATGTGTCCATCGTCTTCTTGTCGCTTCATTGACCTCTCACCTCTTCTTCGCCTTTGCCCGTGGCTTGGCTTTGGCCTTCGCCTTGGGCTTTGGCTTCTTCTTCCCGACTGGCGGAAAGTAGTATCGACAAAAGCACTTACACCACGGATGAGCCGTGGGGTGCATATGGCCGCTTGGAAATTCCGCGCCTATCTTGATGACGCCTGCCGCTTCGTTTGCTTGGCATATCTCGCAGGCGTTCTCAAGGTCAAACCAGTCTTTCGTTTTTGCGCCCGCCGCTTCGTAGGACGCAAACGCGCCGAACGAAAGGGCTTCGTTGGTCTCCGTTGTGGCGATGGCCAGGGCCCGTTCTTTGGTCATCTGGTCGTCGTTCACGTAGGCAAGGATTTGGTCAGCCACCTGGTCAGGCGTCTGGTCTTTGTCGATGCCGCGTGCAACGATGGTGCCGACCCGGTTCGCGTCCGTGGTCGATATGCCATCAACCAAGTCGCCGGCGTGTCCCTTGGCCCACGTCTGAGCTCCCTTGCGAATCTCGCCAGGCCAGGGGCCAAGGTTGCGGAACCGGGGCTTGCCGAAGTGCGGGTCTCGTTTCGCTTCCTCTTCGGGTCCCGTGAACAGCATCGCCATCACGCCGTGGGCGGTCTCGTACAGTGCATCCTCGAATCCAGCCTTGACCTTCTCGGCCGCGTCAATCCAAGCGCTCGACGTGCCCCGGACCTTTTCGCCGCGTGCTTCCGGGTCTTTCACCTGCTCGGGGGTAAGCGCCAACCGGGCAATACGTACGGCTTCATGCCGGTCAACGCTCTTCTTGACACGGACAAAATAGGCATCCGCCAGTTCGCGCATACCCCGTTCTTGCTTGACACCGAACCGCGAGTCGATGTTGTAGGGAACCACCGCGTTGACGGCTTCGGTCAGTATCGTTCTCGGCGCTGCCATACACATCAGAGCGGCCCTCCACAAACCACGCGGAGTTCCTTGAGCAACCGGGTCACCTCTGCCGCTTCCTCTTGCCGCTCGCCTTCGTCTGGCGCCGGTGGGGTCGGCGGCTTCGGCGGGGTCGGCGTCTCCGGCGCGTTGGCTTTGATGTCCTCGAGCACGCCGGACGGGTTCGTGAATCCGCACAGCGACAGAACCTTCTCGAGCACGGGTTCCGCGTCCCGGAACTCCGGGAACGTGGCCACGGCGTCCGTGATGGCTTTGAGGTTCTTTGAGATGTCCGAAGGCCAAATCTCCACCGGGTCAATCTCGACCTCTTGACGGGCCGAGATGCCGAACGGCGCAAGCACGTTGTCGAAAATGGCCATGAATACGTCCGACTTCAGGAGCATCTGGTAGACCTGGAAGTTTTTGAGCATGGGCGGTTCCATGGCCGTGGCCGTAGCCAGCCGGAACGCTTCGCCGAACCCCGCGTAGTGAGGGAACACCGACGCGCCAAGGGTCGCACGCCGGACAATCATCGCTTCGTCCGTGTTGGCGTTGCTGGCCCCGGTCTCGGGCGACACGGCCTGCGTATCGATGGCGTCGTTCGCAATGTAGGACACCCCTTGCTCGGGCGATTGGCCCTGGTACCGCGCGGCTTGCCGGGCCTCTTGCCGGGCCTGCTCGGCTTGCACGGCCCGGGGTCCGCCCTTGACCGTGTACTTCCGGGCAATCTTGCTGATTTCCTGGATGACGGCCAGGCGCGCGCGCATGAAGTTCCGGTCGGCCATGGCCCATTCGATGACCGGCATCAGAAGCGGGTCGCCCCGGCCCTGGACCCCTTCCAGGCGGACGTGATGGACGACTACACCCGGTTGGTCGGGCTCTACCTTGCCGCCTTTCCAATCGATACCAGGGAGCCCCTCTTCGTTGTCCGTGCCCCGGTACGCATACCGGAACACCTTATGGGACAGGTTGAATCCTTCGCGGACGAACACCCGCTCAATCATGGCGTCTTCGGGGTCCAGGGCGATAAACGCAATCTCAAGGGAATCTAGCCGACGCACAACGGCAGGGCTACCCTCGAATATCGCTAGAAACAGTTCCCCATCCGTACACAGTGTAGTGCTCAAAGCGCGTTGGCCCTGAACCGAGAAGACGTACTTGTTGATAGGCGCTTCCCACATTTCTGTGAGCGTGCGCTTCACAAAGTCAGACTTGGCCTGCCAGGTAAATCCCGTGCCGACACCGAAGTCTGTCCAGAGTTTGATGAGGTGCTTGCACATCGAGTCGCTGCGCCGCAGGGCGCGGCTTTGCTGGACGCACATCGAGCGGCGTTCTTCGGTGACAGGTAGGATGCCCTGGCCGATTTGCGACCACCCGACGTTATCGGCGGCGAGGGTGCGTTCGGCAGCG